CATCTGCATTTGGAGAATCACTCATATAAACAGTATCTGCTACTCCAAATATTTTAAATCCTGATGATTTAATATTATAACCATTATTATTTTTTATGTAAAATGGATTTCCAAAGCATAATTCATATTCTGCATTTCGATTTAGTGCTGGTTTTAAATCCCTACGAATTGTCACCTTTGTAATATTAGAAGTAATGGAATCATTACTGTTATCTACTACTCCTTGGAATTTACTATATTTAAATTTTGCTCCATATTGATTCATTTCAGAAGAATCTGCATAAGCAGTTATATTATTAGTTATTACTGTTTTTACAGAATTTGAACTAGCAGCTAAACTAGGATTATAATATGCATTTACATCAACTTCTACATACAAATATTTCAAATCTTGGATTTCAGTAACAATTCCAGCAACAGAATACTTTCTTAAAATCGTATTAAGGTTATTTTTGATGGAATCTGGTACATAAGGTCCATAAAATGGTTTTATAGTGATAAAAACCTTTCCATATTTGGGAGGATTCAATTCTTCACCTCCAAAAACTGAAACTGACTCAGTTTCTGGGTAAATTTTAGGAATTAATGCTTCATAATCAGATGCAGTTACTGCTCTATTATAAGCTGAGTATATTTTAGGTGCATAACGCTTAATTGAGTCTACAGATTCAATTTCTTTACCCCCTACAGAGTCATTTGCAGTGGTAATTATTGAAATTCCTGTACTTACTAAGTTATTATTGTTATCTACTAATCTTCCATTGAAAGTAAAGGATGAAACATTGTTTCCAGCAGCTCCATTAGTGGTAATATAGGAAACTTCAATAAAATTAAGGGATTCTAGCTTTTCTCCAAAGACTCCATCCCCAAAAATCAACTCATAACGTTGATCTTCAATTTCTTGAAGGAAATATACCCTAGATGTGTCTGTAACTTCTATTAAAGTATCAGAAAATACGTATTTTTTGGAAGAAGTGCTGGATTGAGTGTCTCTAACTAAGACTTCTAAGGTAGAAGTGTCAATATTTGAATTTTCTAAGATGTATTTTGTAGGTGGAGCTGGATTTAAACCTGAAACAGTGAAATTTGAGGTTAAAAATGTCCCTTCATATATCTCAACATTACCAAATGTAGCAATTCCATCAACTACAGATACTGTAACATCACTCGGAATGCAAAAAGAGTAACTTTCTGACCCAAATGTTGATGAAGAAGTGGCAACAATACCTTTTTTAAGGGTTAAAGTAATTGGTTTTGTAGTAAAACCAGTGGTATCAACAAAAAATGAGATTGTTGCCTTTGCAGCAGTCCTTGATCTAGGTGTATATCCAATATTTCTTGCTAAAGAAACTACATTTTCTCTTAAAGTAGCACTATCAATGAATACTTCATTGCTAATCATGTTAGCATTGTAAGAATTGATGTAAGTATTGTATGCCAATACATCAATTATACTAGAAAGGTTAGAACCTTCAAAGTCATAATCAGTAAAATTAGAATTTGCCCTCAAATAATCCTTTAAAGAAGTCTTTATTTGATCAAAATCTAGATCTGTAAAATTAACTAGTGCCATTTATCTCGTTGGCTGTAGTGCAAATGCTAATTGTTGAGGACTAGCATCAATTCCTATTATATTATATTTAATAACTACATCAAAAGCGTAGTTATCATAGTCAGGATTAACTATAACTTCAATTAAATCTACTCTTGGCTCATAATTATCAATGGTATCTTTAATCTGATCCTTAATATCGGATGCAGATATCTCATCTAAGTTGTCAAATAAGGTTTCATAGACTCTAGAACCTAAATTTGGATTAAAAAATCTTTCTCCAGGTCTAGTAATAACTAAATTCCTAACAGAACGAGCAATCGCAGTTTCATTATTGACACCAATAATGTCGGAATTGATGGGATTTACTTCAAAAGACATGCTAATGTCCTTAAATCCCCTACTGATCCTTTCTACAGGCATGAAACAACGGTAAATATAAGTTATTTATCATAAAAAAAGAGACCCTTAGGTCTCTTTACTCATCTTCCTTGTCCTCTATACCTTTTTTTAGGTTTATTGGAACTAGTTGCTGCATACTTGGTGTGTTTCCCCTTACCTTGATATGTCTTTTTAGGTATGGTTTCTACATAATCACCACCAGAGAGAGATTTTTTGACTGGCATTAGTTTT